AGAATACAGATAAACAATATCACTTTGCCGGTCCCACGCCCCCCAGATACCAGCCGTACATTTCCAGCCAACATCCATGGCATAAGCTTTGGGCCAAAACTCTGGTATCTCGAAGTCTTCAACAGTTATCCTCTCTTCAATTACTGGATAGATTGCGCCTGATCCGAGCTGTGGGATACCTTTTGATCTTGCGTCTCTTTGGTGTGGGGGGATGCCTTCCCAAAGCTCTTCTTTCTGGGTTTTGGTAAGGTGGGGCGCATCTTCCCACGATGCCATGACAACGTATTTTGTTTTACTTGTTGCTGGCATTATATCAAAGTCTCCGGCCTATGCGCAAACCTGCCTTTGTGTAATGAATACAGGCCTTTGAATAATCAGCTATTTTCAAGCTTACCCCCAGGTAAAAAGGCCATGACCACATCACTAATACCCTTCAATGGCGTGAACGTTAAAATTATTAACCCGTTGGTCGTCATTGTCCGCAACAAGCACTCTGTATAAATCTCCATGCTGCTCTCTTCGTCAAGCCAGATCACTTCTTTAGCCGTACCCTGAAAGCTCTTACGCTTCTGGTCATAACTCTTAAGGCCAATTTTACTAATCCCACCATGAACATTCTTAACCCCTGCGCTCTGGATCGCGTCAGGTATTCCCGTCCTGCGTGTATAGCCCTCAATAAGCTTGCCAGGGATAAGACCGGTACCAATATCATCAATAGGACCAAACAACTCAAACTGTATAATATCACGCACAGTTTCCCCTGTGTCTCCTGCGGCCCATGCTGATATGCTGTGATCAAAGCGCCTCCCCTTCCACCATTCGGGATAATTGCCTGTAAGGTGTGTTGCAGTCTCAAACCCCCCGGCGATAGTTTTCCCAACACGATTGGCTGCGAGAAACAAGCGTTCCCTGTACTTTGCGCCCATTTCAAAGTGTTCCATGTGCTTCTTGTATTCGTGTCTTGATAACGGCCCTGATCCGGGGAAGAGTGTTGATATTTTGTTCTGGGCTATCCTATGGGCCTTCTCCTGTAATAGTTTTAGGTATTTGAGATTATCTTTCCTTGTTGGTGCCAAGCTTTTTCTCCATGGCTTTTATTTGTGATGCAAGTTGTTCATCTGTCAGTTCGGCTTCCCTGGTGGTCATGTCGATCTCTGTCCTATCTCTCCAAACCTTCTTCTTTCTATTTTTAAGCCAGAATATCATGGCGGTTGTGTCTGGTGGGTAATGCCTGGTTACTTCTTCTGATATTATTTTATCTTCACTGGTTTTGAAAAGCTTTGTTTCCGGGTGTTCATACCCAGTAGCTTTTTCGTAAAGGGAAACCTCCACCTTGCTATCTGCCTGGATCTTCCAATCTTTTAAGGACTCAAAGAATGATGGTTTTTGAGTTTTCCAATTATTAAACGTCTGCTCTGTAACCCCTATAACATCAGCCATTTCAGCGTCAGTGAAGCCTTTCAAAGCAAGTATTTCTATCTGCCTTATTCTTTCATCTGATAATGTTGATTTGCCTGCCATTATTTCAAACTCCTTCCGATAGCCATACCTAAAAGACCGGATGCAAGTTTTTCAATCAAAGACATAGCACCTTCATACCGCATAACAAGGGAAACAACCCCATATATTAACAACACAAAAATGATTAAGGTTTTATCATTTTCTGCTATCTCGCTGATAGTGTCCATTGTTTTATCATAAATATGACTCAGCATAATCACACAGCCCCCTTAATAGTCGGTTGAGCCCCAGCAGCTTGCAATATATTCCTGAACATACCGGGTGAAATAGTAACAGGCTTAATCAGATCCCACCCCATTCTGTCTGCAAGATGCATGATCATTTCCTCAGAGCAAAATGTTTTATCTGGATCACCTTCCCCATGAAAACCAAAATCGCGAATACCAGCCCAATCATATTCCTTTTTAATCCTGGCCGATTCTCTGTATTGATCCATGATCCAGTTATAATCCTCTTCAGGAACTTCAAGGGACCAGATTTGATATGGAGTCCCAGGGGCATGACCTGAAAAGTTATTGTAATCCATCCAAGATTTTAAGCCACCACCATGCGGCCATTGCTCAATTAATTGTTTGTCTGTTTTTTCTTCCCGGTCAAGAACTGCTGAATGGGAATCTGTGTCCCTGGTCCATCGCTGGATAATTTTGGACATTATCCCAATCCCCTGGAATTGGACATATTCAATGTGTCTTTTCATTTAGGATCAAACTCGCAATGGACGTGTGAAGAATGAAAAACCAAATCAAACCCTGGCCCGGCTGCTCTCCTGATCTCTCCCTCTGGTAAATCTTTTTCATATAGGAAATCAAACGCATCCCCGATATGATGAAAAGATCCTGGCATGTGGTTCCCGTCCTTGACTGCTGTCAGAAAGAAATCATAGCCACGGGATTGATAAAGTCTGATTATTCTGCCCTTGCACTTCTGGGCCTCATGGTTAAGATCCCCACATACTCCTGCTTTTGTCCATTCAGTCATTTTTTGCCATTTTCCCCGTTTTTAATCTCAAGATTAATTTTCTTTGAAATTTTAAGATCAAGATATATTTTAACCCATTGGGCAATAATAAAAGAGAATGTACCCAAAATACCAACCAGACAAGCAACCTTTCCTATGTCATTCGGTATCATCTCGGTTATTCTTGCCAGACCCATTGCGCCGGTTGTTGTTGCCACTGCGCCACCTGTCAACGAGTTTTTCACGTTCTACCTCCACGATCCGAGCGTATGCACACACGATGACCCCGACGAGTCCAATAATTGCTGCCAAAAACTCCAATCAATTTTCCCCCTCGTGATCAACAAATATGAGATACAAGAATAATAAAAAATAAAACAATAAACGTACAGATCCGGTTTCAAATAGAGCGCCCAAGATATAAACCCTAAGAGGTTAAGAACCATGGATATAAATAGTGCTTTTGCAAGAATTAAAGCCAATTTTGTTTTGAACTTTAAAATAATAAACACAAGAATACAGTCAATTATTGCACAAATATGGAAATAAAATTGACCAGAGATATGAGGCCCAGCGATATAAACAACTGCTGAAGATACAGAGAAAAGAAACCCGGCCACCCTATCAACCTGTCTGCGTTGCATAGCTGACAGCATGGCCGTGAAAATTATGAGAGAAAGCGTTATCACGCCATTTTCCTGGTTTTCTTTTTAACTGGCTTATTCTTTGAGTAAGATGGTTTTTTAGTTTTAGTCGATCTCTTTCTGGTCTTTCCGTTTCCACCTGGCATAATATATCCCTTTAAAATTATAAATAATTTATCATACTACGGTTTAAAGATCATTGCAACAGCTAACAAACAGATCAACCCACATACCAGGCCGCATATCATTGCTTTGGTTTTCATTTCCGTTCCTCCCAATTTAACTTTTGAAAATCATGGCTCTATAAGCAATCAAAGCAGCCTCTGCCCGGTCATGCCTGGTAAATATATGATCGGATTTTCCGAAGTATTTGTTAGCAATTTCGATATATTTATCTTTCTTTTGCATAGACTTCGGAATGATATCTTTTCTCCACTGTACCGCTGACATCAACCGGAACTGGATGCCATTAACGGATAGAAGAGTCTGCCACATATGAGCATTCCGGATAAGGACCTCAGCAGTTTTTACATCTCTTTCCCCTGACCAGAACCATTGCTTTTCTATTATAGCAAATTCAGGGTTATATTGCCGTTTCAACGCACCCACAAGCCTGATTGAGTCCTCCATGCTTTGGAAATCGTAAACGCTCAATTCTCCTTTGTGGATACAAGCAACAGCACCTTTAACTCCAGGGTCTATACCCAATACTGTTACTTTTTTCTTACTTTTTGTGGCCTTTAAGCAGGCAAGGCCTTCTTTTGTGATAGATACCATAAATCACCTCCAAAAAAATACCTCAATCGTTATGGGCCCAAAGAACAGATACCAATCCAAATACCCTTTGCCTTTTTCTATCCCGGCATCTATGAGCATCGGCCTCATGATCTGGAATGTTATTTCAATCGATTCGGATTTCATACCTTCTCCAGTAATGATTATATATTATTAACTTGATTTTAAATCATGCCGATTTCTTGTATTTTCCATGACCACAAAGACCCCATTTAACAACCTCACGAATCCCGGTTGCTCCCATGTGACGGTATGGCCTAAACATGACCCTCGGTTTCCCTTTTGATGTAAATCCCATCTCGTTTTCCAGGTCTACAAGTTCCTGTATTCGGTCTGGATGTTTTGCCAGCAAGCGGAAATCTGACCGATTAGAATTTACACATGGGAAACATTCCATTGAGCTATGCAAAAGGATATCAAGACCGGATCTGTCAATTGTAAAATCTCGTTCTTTCTCCTTATATGTAACCAGGGGAAATTCCATTGCTCGGCCTTCATATCTCATATCTGCTATTATGCTTCGTGGATGGTTTGCCCTGTTCTGGCTTTCTTCTCGGCGTATCCCAATGTA